GGACGGTTACCAGGGGTGCCCTGGGGTGGGCGCCAAGGCCGCCGAGGAGTTCCTCGACGCGCCTTACATCGCCGTCCCGACCGAGCGGGTCTTGAAGACCGGCAAACGTGCCGGGGAGACCCAGCTCATCTGGAACCGCGAACCGACCGAGGACATCTGGGCGGGCATCGTCTCGCTCTATGCCAAGGCCGGACTGACCGAGGCCGACGCCTTGGTCCAAGCCCGAGTGTCCCGCATCCTTCGGGATGGGGAATACGACTTCGAGACGAAGCGGGTGAAGCTCTGGAAGCCGAGACTCGCGTGACCGAGAACATCGTAACGAAACCCAATCACTACGCCAAATGGCCTATCGAGCCCATCACATTCATAATGCGGAATGGGTTCGAGTTCTGGCGCGGCAACATCGTCAAGTACGTCACCCGCGCCGGGTCGAAGGTCTACGACGGCCTCGACGCGGTCGAGAGTGAGATCACCGACCTCAAGAAGGTGATCCGATACGCCGAGATGCGGATCAACCAGTTGCGTGGTGAACCGACGCTCTGAAAGGGGCCCATGCCTGACATCGTCACCAAACCCGTCCCGCCGATCACCCGGGAGCTCATCGAGTACCTGAAAGCTCTCTACCCGGCGAGCGGCATCACAGCCTGTAGCAGTCATGACGACTTCGTCAGCCTCCAGGCGCGTGTCCTGCTGATCGACGACCTTGAGACGCTCCACAGCGTCCAGACCAAGCAAACCAAGGAGCTGACGTATCATGTGCGGAGCCCCCAAACTTGAGACCCCGCCCCCCGCGGCGCCCCCGTCGGCCAAGCTGACCCAGCCCGCCGCGGTGCGTCCCACCCAGGCGTCCCAGGATGACCTGGGTGACAACCCGTACCGCCGCCTGTCCACCCGGCGGCGCGACCGGCAGACCGGTGTGAACGTCCCGGGTGCTGCCTGAGATGGACACCGACCGCCCCGACTACGAGGCGGACCCGCTAGGCCTGGAGGGTCTCTACGAGGAGATGATCCAGGTCCGTGAGCCGTACCTACGGAGGGCGCGGGAAGCGGCGGCACTGACCCTGCCTTACCTGCTGCCCCCAGACGGCGCCACGGGTTCATCTCCCCTACCGACCCCACACCAATCCATCGGAGGGCAGGGGGTCAACAACCTGGCCAACCTCCTCCTCGACGCCCTGTTCCCCCCGCAGATGCCTTACTTCCGGCTGGGGCTGGACGAGCCGTCGATTGCGGAGCTTGCTGGAGACGCGGCCAAGAAGGCGGACGTCGAGAAGAAGCTGGCGGAAGTCGAGCGCTCTGCCAAGCTGGAGACCGATCAGGTCTTCGACCGGGCCCGCGCCGTCGCCACCATCAAGCATTTGATCGTCTCCGGGAACAGCCTGGTCATCGTGGATGACCCAGGGAAGACCCGGGTTCACCGGCTGGACACCTACGTGACCCGTAGGAGCCCGGACGGGCAGCTGCGGTTGGCGATCATCAAGGAACGGGTCCTGCTCGAAGACCTCGACGGCGACTTCGCCGAGGCCGCCGCCGCTTCCATGACGAACACCCGCACCAGCCTCCCTACAGCCGCGGGACACGATGACGATGACAAGTACATCGACGTCTACACCGCCTACAACCTATCGGACGATGGGGGGCGGATGGAGACGTACCAGGCCACCAAGGGTCTGGTCATCCCCGGGTCTGAGGGTTCCTGGCCGGTAGAGCAATCGCCCGTCCTGGCACTACGCTGGGGCTGGCTGGATGGTGAGGACTACGGTCGTTCGCTCATCGACGACATGATCGGCGACCTCCTTACCGCCGAAGGCCTGACCAAGGCCATCCGCGAGGCCTCCGCGGTTGCAGCCCGGGTTATCCTCATGGTGAACCCCAACGGGATGACCCGGGCGGAGGACATCACCAAGGCGGACAACCTCTCGGCCATCTCGGGGCGTATCGAGGATGCCAACTTCCTCACCCTCGGGAAATACGCCGACCTCCAGACGGCCCAGACGGTCCTCAGGGACGTCCTCCAGCGCCTCTCGCAGATGTTCGTCATGCACCTCGGGGTGCGTCGGGAAGCCGAGCGGGTGACCGCCGAGGAGACCCGGATGGTCATCAGGGCCCTTGAGGGTTCCCTGGGTGGTACCTACGCCCTCCTGGCATCCGAACTCCAGCTGCCGCTGGTGCGGATCGTCCTCCACCGACTGACGACCTCCAACCGCTACCCGAAGCTGCCTCTCGACGGGTCTGGTGGGAAACCTCACCTGGTCCCGCAGATCACGACCGGCGTGGAAGCGCTTGGACGTGGGGAGGACTTCGGGAGGTACCAGCAGTTCGTCGCTGCGGCGGCACAGCTCCTCGGACCTGAGTTCCTGCAATGGCTCGTCGTCCCCGACTTCCTGTCGCGGCTCGGCACCTCGCTGAACATCCCGATGGCAGGCCTGGTGAAGACCCAGGACCAGATCGCCGCGGAGCAGGCACAAGCCGCGCAAGCCCAACAACAGATGATGCTGAACGCGACCATGGGGAAGATGGCTGAAAAGGCCGCGCCCCAGCTCGCTCAGGCTGTCACTGGTCAGCAATAAGGAGTCCCCATGGACCCGAACGATACCGAAAACGCGGGCGGCACCCAGGCCCCCGCGGAAGACCTCGCTACCCGCCTCGCGGAGCTGAAAGCTGCCGGGGCGTTCCCGCACGAGGACGATGAGACCGCCGCCGCCGAGGGGGAGACCAACGAAGAGGAGGAGCCCGCCGATGGTGCGGACGCCTCCGACGAGGGTGACCCCGAGGGCGAAGACGGCGACGACGACGAGCAGGGTGATGATGAAGAGGGCGATGACGACGAGGGGGACGGGGACGACCTTCCCCTGAACCTTGATCCCGCCAACGAAATTCTCACCAAGGCTGGGGTTGACCCCGCCAATGCCCGTGCCGAGCTGGCGAAGGACGGGAAGCTGTCCGAGGCCACCCTGGAGTCCCTGGAGAAGGCCGGGTACCCGCGGGCCCTGGTCAACGCCTACGTCCAGGGTCAGATGGCCCAGGTCGCGGCGTATGAGACCAGCGTCCAGGGCCTTGTCGGTGGGGCCGAGCAGTACGGAAAGCTCATCGACTGGGCGTCGAAGAACCTGACCCCCGGCGAGGTGGACGCTTTCGACAAGGCCGTGATGAGTGGTGATCTCAGCGCCGCCACATTCGCCGTCAAGGCGGTCGAGGCCCGCATGGGTGCCACCAAGGTCCGCAAGCCCACCAAACAGGTCCAAGGCCGCACCGCCGCCGCGCTGACCGGGTTCGCCGATCAGGGAGCGATGATGGCTGCGATGAACGACCCCAGGTACCAGACGGACGCCAACTACCGCCGTCAGGTCGAACGTCGGGTGGGGCTTAGCTCCTTCTGATGTCCGGCGTGATGCGGATGTCCCCCAGGGGCATCGTCCAGCTCGCCTCGGAAGAGGGTCTGGTCATTGCCCCCTACTACGACGTCGTCCGGGTGCTTACGGTCGGCATCGGCCACACGGCTTCTGCTGGCCCGCCGCGCCCTGAGGCGTTCGGGATGGCACCGCCCAAAGTTGGGACGGACGCCTATCATCGACGCCTGATGGAGCTCCTGAGCCTCTTCCAGGATGACCTCCAAGCCTACGAAGCTCGGGTACGCCGCGCCTTGAAGGTTCCGGTTCCCCAGCACGTCTTCGACGCCTTGGTATCCTTCGACTTCAACACGGGCGGCATCTTCCAGGCCAGTGCCGTGCGTATACTGAACGAAGACGCCCCTCTGGCCGATGTCGCTGATCGCCTCGCCCTCTGGGGCAGACCGGCGGCGATCATCCCGCGGCGGTCGCGCGAGCGCCGTCTGCTGGAACACGGCGCTTACGTCGAGTCCCCCAAGGTGGCCGTCCAGACCACCGACGGTTCCGGGAAACTTCTCGGCGTCGTCGAGCGCCTGGATGGTGCCCGCCTTCTCCGCCTCCTGGGTGACATCCCGGTGGGCGGCTTTGACGCTCCCCAGGTCCAACCCGTGAAAGCCGACGCAGAAGCGGCGGGAACGCTGTGGACCCGGATCGTCTCGTTCCTCGGTTTCAACAAAGGATAACCGATCTTGAACTCCATTCTTTCCGTCCTGCTTCCGATTGCGACCCGCCTCCTGGGCCGCAACGGTGTCGGGTCGTTCGTGCGGCACGGCCTGCCCCTCTGGGCGCTATTCGTGACCTTCGCGGGCGGCTTCGGCCAGGGCTTCGCCGAGGCGGCATCCGCCTACGCCCCGCAACTGGGGGCCCTCGCGGGTACCTGGGCTCTCGGGGTGCTCCTGTCGAAGCTCAGCGACCGCTTGGGGGTGGCCCAGGGTGGCCCGCCGCAAGCGTGATTACGCCAAGGAGTACCGGGACTACCACGGTACTCCCGAACAAATTGCCAGGCGCTCAGGGCGTAACAAGGCCAGGCGCCTGGTGATCAAGAAACGCGGGAAGGTAGCCGTCCGAGGCAAGGACGTGGACCACCGCGACTTCAACCCCACCAACAACAACCCGAGCAACCTTCGGATCATGGCCCGGCGCCGCAACCGCGCCCGTCAGCCGAAGCGTGACTGAATCCTAGGAACGTTTTCACATGTCCCAACAAACCACCACGACCGCTGGTATCACCGCTGGCCCGCGTTATTCCGACAACCTGCACCTCAAGGTGTTCTCGGGTGAGGTGATGACCGCCTTCGCCAACGCGACCGTCATGCGGGGCCGCGTCCGCGTCCGTAACATCTCCTCGGGCTCGTCGGCCCAGTTCCCGGCCATCGGCAAGGGCCGCGCCGAGTTCCACACCCCGGGCAACGTGATCCTGGGCCAGCAGATCGACAACGGTGAGCGTGTCATCCACGTCAACGACCTGCTGATCACCTCGCGGATGATCTCGAACTGGGAAGAAGCGATCAACCACTTCAACACCCGCACCGAGTACACCAAGGGCATGGGCGACGAGCTGGCCGTGGAATACGACCGGCAGCTGATCGCCCTCGCGGCCAAAGCTGCGGACGCCGAGGCGGCGGGTGTGGCGACCGGCTTCGGCGCAGCCTCGAAGGACAACATCGGCGCATCGCCGACCCTGGACCAGCTGGTGGACGCCTTCTACGACGCCGCCGCGGCGTTCGACACCCGGAACATCCCGCAGTCGGATCGCGCGGCCATCGTGTCGCCGGTCGTCTACTGGGACTTCATCCGCGACGGTCGTTTCCTGAACCGTGACTTCGGCAACGGCGGCGCGAACCAGAACCGCGGCGGGATGCTCAACGTCGCTGGCTTCGAGATCGTCCCGTCGAACAACTTCGCGCTGGACTTCACCGATGCCGACGTGCTGCTGCCGGTGAAGCGAAACGGCGTGACCATCACCGACTTCTCGTATGACA